GACCATTCTTCTACACTAGTAGAACTAGATACTTTATTATCATCTAATGATTTTCTGAATTGAATCAGATCAGATTTCTTACCGTACTTTTGTCTGCGTACACGTTTACCATCAACGTAGACATAATAGTTAATATAAAAACGGCCGGATTTTTTCTTGTCCGGCTCTATGTTAAATTCTGCAAAGCGGGCCATTATTTGCCCGCCTTGTTATAAACATTTTTAGCTTTATTTCTAAAATGAATAATTTTTTGAGATACTTTATCTTTTAACAAATCAGATTTTTTAGCTAATGCATCTACAAATGATTTTCTTTGAAAATGTTTTTTATATTTCCAACTAAAATCAAATGATTCTAATATAATATCTTCACAATTACTTCTGTTAAAACCTAGAACAGTAATAGTATTAGCTAGATTTTTTTTAATGTAATTCATTTTACTCCTTTTTCTGTAACTTAACCGCTACAGTTATAATATAGCCATTGTGGCTAATAAATCAAGAGTAAACGTACACGGAATGTACACGGATAGTACACGGAAATAGGCCCAGAAACCCGCCATTTAACCGTGATGGCTAATTTAGGCCCAAATCAATGTGGATAATAATGTACGAAATATAAGGATTTTGGTTGCGGGGGTAGGATTTGAACCTACGACCTTCAGGTTATGAGCCTGATGTGATACCTGACTTCACTATCCCGCTGCTTAAAAAATTCATATTCATACACACTATGTACACACTATTTTTACTCTTAAATTTCCTATACTATAAATATGTGTAGCTTGTAAAGCTATCGTTTAAGCAAAAAAATATTACTTCTTTTTAAACATTCCTATTGCGCCTTTAGCACCTCTAACACCAAATGATGCGCTAATGCACAGAATTAAACATGTGCTAAACCAAGACGGCGTATTTTCATCAAGAAATACAAAACCTTTTGCAACATAATCTTGTGTCCAAGGAAGGAAACAAGCTACTAAAATTCCGCCAAAGATTAAAGTCCAAAATTCATCTTTCCAGCTATTTTTCATTTGATCAACAGCTGATTGTTCCCATGCTATTTTACCAGCAGCAACATCTTCCATTCTTTTTTTGGATGCTTTTATTTCAGTAAGTTTTAATTCATTTTTAGCAGCCTTGTTAGCTGCAAAAGATTTTACACCTTGTGCAGCTACATCTAAAAGTGGTTTAGCGAATAATTGCCAAACCATTAAAACTGTCCGTAAGCTATAACAGCTATAATAATAGCAACGGCTACAACAAGAAGCTTCCCTCTTTTAGTCAAACCGTTCCATGTTTCTTTAAGTTTATCCATCATGATAACCCCCTTATAATTTGCGCTAGTTCACTTGATCTTGCGCCTGTTTGCTGAAACCATTTGCTGTCAATCATTTCGTCAGCCGCTTCAGAAAATCGTTTGTTTTTTAAATTGTCTAAAAATTTGACAAATTTGGATACCCCATTAGTACCCATTTGAAATACCATATTACAAACTACCATTTTGGCTTTATCTGGTAAATCAACATCACCAAGTAATCGGTATGCCCCGTCAATACATTTTTGTAAATCATATTGAAACACTTGTTCTAATTGTTTACGTGGATATCGTTTACCTTCTATCCATCGTTCTTCTTTTCTACATAGATGGCCGTATCCAATTGTGGCCTTCATTAATGTATCTTTATATACGGTATCACGATACCCTTCGTGATGTCTTATTTGTTCTTCTAACTGTGTTAAATTGGCAGCTTCCATCTTTAAAGACATATAATATTATTACTCCTAATTGTTTTTGGTATTTACTTGGTGTACGTGAAATAATAGTACCTACTTTCCACGTCTTACGAATAGATGCCGTCTTAACATCTATCTTTAAAACATTACCGGATACACGGTGTACCGCAACAAGATCAATAACATCGTTATCTTGTGTTTTCCAATACACAGTATAACCTTGTTTTGTTAACCACAAAGCAGCAATAAATTCTGATTCTAATCCTTTGCGTATTTTAGCTAAAGACAAAACTATTCAAATATACCCATCCATTTAGCAATAATGCCAAGACAAACCCCGACTATTACTAAAACTTTTAATCCGCCTGAACCCATTGCAGAAAACTTTTGCAGATCCCTAATTTGTTTTTGCATTATTTCCTGACTATGAAGCATATGCTTTATGTCAGTTTGCAATTCTGCAATCTGTTTTTCCCAAGATTCAGACATGGTATTATTTCTTTTTAAGAAGCATAGTAAAAATAATTATTAATATAATTAAATTTAATGCGCTTATGTCATTGGTTAATAAATGACCTATACTATCGTTCATCATATTATTTCATTTGTGATAGAGGATTTTCTAAAGTTAATTTAATTCTTTTATCTATTGCTTCTTCCAGTTTAGTCATATCATCTTCAATATCTTGAATAACTTCTTTTAATTCTTTAGCATTAGTTCTAGAATCTTCTTTAACTCGTTGCTCTACATCCTCTACGATGGTTTCGATCCGTCTAACATCAGACTTTAGATCGTTCTTTAATTCTTTAGCTACATCTGCAACTAATGTTACTTCATCCATAATCATGGATAATTCACTTGTTATCATTTCAACTTCTTGTTGAATTAAATCTATTCTTTTATCAAACCCTGATAAATCTGGTGCGGTGTATTGTTGTACTTGATCTTTCATGTCCAAGTAATCTTTGTAAAAAATAAATCCTGTCCACAAGCCACCTATTAAAGTTGATAAGATTGTTAAGATAACAAATATTTTACCACCTTTAAATTTAATACCAGCTACATCTATTTCTGCCATAATTATTCCGAAACCGTCTGCCATTGTTGTTCAATCATTTCATTCATCATGCCATCGCTACCAGCAAATAATAAATATTGTGCCATGTTATTATTTGGAATGATAGTATCTGGTAATGTAACATCAGAAAAAAATCCTTGTCTATCTAACAAAGTTTTTTGACTATCAAAAAAAGTTTTACTGTTACCTAACACTTGCATAACTATTAATGTTTTCATTTGATTGTTAGAATCATATCTTTTTTTATCATCCATTTTTTTAACAATCTTTTTTGCAGCTTTTTCTTTTGCTGTTTCTTTTTTGGGTTCTTCTTTTGGTTCTTCTTTTTTCTCTGCTACTTCTTTTGGTTTTTCTTTTACTTCTTCTTGCTTACTTTCTTCTTCGGCAACTTCTTCTTGGGTTTTATTTTCTTGTTCTGGTTTAGTGTCGGTGGTATCTTCTTTTGTTTCTGTTTCGGTTTCTTGTTTAACTTCGGTGTCCATATCTGGCTCAACTTCTTCCACCACAGTTTCAATTTCTGTTTCAATTTCATTAGCAATCTCTATTTCTGCAATTTGTATTTCTTCAATTTCAATTTCTACTTCTTGATAAGTTGGCTCATCTATTTCTATTGGTGTAAAATCTAATCCTTGGTCTGTATTAATTATATCGTTGGCATCAAAAACATCTTCCACAAGATCAATAACATCTTCTGGTGCATCAATATTTAATGCAATAAACATTTCAACAGTAGTTATCTGTTGGGTAATAATGGTATTGATAACGTTATAAAGCACGTTGACTTGTACGGAATCAAACAAGGGTCCAACAGCAAGATTTATATCTCTACCCCCTATTTCAATAACAATAGAAGTTATGCTACCAGCAAAATCAAAACTGTTTTCATATGTTTGATAACCAGAATTTGTACCACTAGCAGATAAAACATCAGTACCAGAAAAAACATTGGTGCTGCCATCTTTACCTGTGATGTGCATATAGATAGAATCACTTGCGTCTTGTTTATCTACTTTGATAGAATAATTAGTTTGACCACCATGTTTAATATTTAAGTCAGATATATCTATAGTGTTTACAAAAGTAGTTCCCATACCACTTACGCCATTAGCACTTACACTATTACCTGATCCAGTAATCATCGCACATTTATCTGTGCCTAACTGACCGCATGAATTACCACTTGGCATTGACGCTGGTCCTTGACCACCCCAATCAATATCCATTTCTCCGTCTTTAGAAGTAACAACAAAGTCGTTATCGCTATCTAAAATATTATCAGAGTTTTCATTGGTAACTGTAGTAGTTGTAATATCGTGTGTTGTAGTTGTGATAGTTGTTATACCATCAGCTTCATGGATAATTTCTTCGGTAATAGTTTCTTGAATTATTTCTTCTATTGTTGGTGTACATAATCCAACAGTATCAGTAGAACAATCAACAGCGTAACTAGAATAAGATAGGGAAACCGATATACATAGCCATAGCAGCAATAATAAATTTCTTAAATTCTTCATTGTTATTTTCTGTTGTTGTTATTTCTATTTTATTATTACTAAATACTTTTGATCCTTCTGGTATTAGGTGTGGATTTTTTTTCCATTCGTCTAATGCATCTGAACCGATCTTAGAAAAAATAGGCGGTGGAGTTCCAGCCATAACCATACTGTCAAACACTCTAGCATCTTGTGATAATAAACTAACAGCAGCTACTTTCATTCCCATTGAATATAAACTACGAGCAAGTTTTATCCGTTCACAATTCTCATCCGTTATTGTAATTCCGCTGGCAAAACCAAGCACTTGAGTTTGAATTGCAGAACTTGCTGCTGTCTT